CGCCAATCCTGCATTACTATGGGTGGCCCGGACAGTTCACGCCATACGACCACCAGCGTATGACTGCTGCGTTCCTGACAACACATAACCGGTGCCTCGTCCTCAATGAGATCGGTACAGGTAAGACACAGAGCGCACTGTGGGCGGCGGATTACCTCATGCACCAAGGGCTTGTGAAGAAGGTGTTGATCCTGTCACCCCTCTCTACACTGGAGCGGGTATGGGGTGATGCGATCTTCAAGCAGTTCTTCCACCGCAAGCATGTAGTCCTGCATGGGACTGCGGCGCGGCGGAAGAAGTTGCTCAAGACGGAGGCTGATTTCTACATCATCAACCATGATGGCTTCGGGATTATCGCGCCTGATATAATCGGCGAGTTCGACCTCATCATTGTCGATGAGGCAGCGGTCCTCCGCAACGCGGGCACCAGTCGGTACAAGCAGTTTAGCAGGTGGCTGACACTCAACACTGAGGCGCGACTATGGCTAATGACAGGTACGCCGACGCCTAATGAGCCTACGGACGCATGGACACTGGCTAAACTGGTTGGGAACCCTGATGTGGCGCGGACGTTCACAGCATTTCGCGAGCAGACGATGATAAAATCTGGGCAGTACAAGTGGTTGCCTCGGGCGGACAGTGCGGACATTGTGAAAGATGTCCTCCAACCATCTGTCCGCTACACACGCGATGAGTGCTTTGACCTACCGGATACGGTGGTCCAGACGCGGAAAGTGGCGCTGACACCGGAGCAGACCAAGCACTTTAAGACCATGATGCAGAAGCTAGTGGTCGATGTGCAGCAAGGTGGCGGTACTATCAGTGCTGTCAACGAGGCAGTCAAGGTACAGAAGCTGATCCAGATAGCCTGTGGGGTGGCGTACACTGACGACGGGCAAGACTTTGAGATTGATTGTTCACCACGGGTGAACGCAGTGAAGGAGGTGATCGAAGAGGCAGGTGAAAAAGTAATTATTTTTGTCCCCCTTACAGGGACGTTAAACATGCTGGAACGGGAGCTATCCAAGCGGTGGAGTACAGGGGTCGTCAACGGCGCAGTGTCATCCAAGAAGCGGGACGTGATATTCCATGACTTCCAGCACAGCAAAGACCCACGCGTTCTCATAGCGCACCCCGCCACGATGGCGCATGGCTTGACCCTGACCTCAGCATCGACTGTGATCTGGTACGGGCCCATCACCAGCAACGAACAGTATGTTCAGGCGAACGGTCGTATTGAGCGCATTGGAAAGAAACACGTCAGCAACGTGGTACACATAGAGGCTACCGAGTTGGAGCACCGCATGTACCACAGACTGGCGAATAAACAGAAACTTCAGGGCCTACTACTGGACCTGATACAGCAAGGTACAGAGTGATGACCATTACAGTGGATAAAGTAATCGGCAAGTACATGGCGCTCCGCGCGGAGAAGGAAGCGCTGGAGGCCGAGATCAAGGATAAAGTCGGTACTATCAAGCAGAGCATGTCCCAGCTAGAAGCATGGCTCAAGCTAAAGGCCGATGAGGATGGCGTGACGTCTTTCAAGACCGAGAAGGGCACGGCGTTCCTTACTACCACAGACTTCGCGGGCGTAGATGACTGGGCCGCAGTGCTCCAGTTCATCCGCGAGGAAGACGCATATGACATGCTGGAGAAGCGTGTCAGCAAGGCAGCCGTGCGCGGCTACATCGAGAGTAACAAAGCTGTCCCGCCGGGTATCAAATACGGTACCAAGCTGGACATCAACATCCGCAAACCTGCAGCTCGTTAAGGAGAAAACCCATGAGCAATATCGTACCCACAAACATCCAAATCCCTGCGCACCTCGAGGCGCGGGTAGGCCAAGTGTCTGCGCTGTCGCAGAGCTTATCTGGTGGTATCACCTCTGGCCCATCATTCCCCCGCATCTCGCTGAAAGGCTCGCGGTTCCGTATCCGCGAGGATGGCGCTGAGACTGTCCTCGACGTCACGTCGCTGGACACAATCATCGTGGGCGCTAACCCACAGCTGTCCAAGACCTACTACGCTGCTGAATGGGACAAAGACGCTGAGCCCACAGCACCTGATTGTTTCTCGCTCGGCGGTATCCACCCGAGCGCAGAGAGCGCGCAACCGCAGAGCGACCTATGCGCGTCGTGCCCCCACAACGCGTGGGGTTCCAAGATCGGGCCTCAAGGGCAGAAGTTGAAGATGTGTACAGACCAGAAGCGGTTGGCGGTTGTCTCCGCAGACGACCCGACAGGACCCGTGTACCTGCTACAGGTTACACCCGCTGCGCTGAAGGGTCTGAATACCTACCACAAAGAGCTGTCTATGCGTGGTATCCCTGTGGACATCGTCAAGACAAAGCTGAGCTTTGACACCGACGCATCGTTCCCCAAGCTGACCTTCTCATTCGGTGGGTTTATCGACGAGAGCACGTACAGCGATGTCGAGCGCTTGTTCGGTTCTGATGAAGTGTTGGAGATCACTGGTGAGAAGGAGCCGGACGTTGCGGCCGAGCCGAGTAAGCCCCGCAAAGCAGCGGTGAAAGCAAAGCCTGAGCCTGAGCCTGAGCCTGAGCCCGAGGTTGTAGCCGAGGTTGTAGCCGAGGAGACACCAAAGCGTGGCTTTGGTGCGGCTAAGGCAGCACCTGCTAAAGCGAAGCCCAAGGCCGCAGCGAAGCCCAAGGTCGCAGCAAAACCGGAGCCTGAGCCTGCTGCAGAAGCCTCCGAAGTTGATACCTTGGCGGCTGCGATCAGCGGTTTGCTCGGTGGCGATGACGATGACTGATATCCCCCTCGACTTCGAGAAGGTCGAACTGGTCCGAGATCGGATGGGGTTGACAGTGACCGATATGGCTAAGTTCTTCGGGGTCTCCCGCATGACTTACTATAAGTGGGTTAATGGCGGCACCGTTCGCGCAGCAAATAAGGCGCGTGCCAAAAGCGCGCTACGCGACGTGCTACCATTACTCAGGGAGGGGCACTGGCCCCTCCCGAACCACGGTGCAATGGATAGTGGGCAGCGCTTAACAGCGCTGCTTGAGATTTTAGAGGCCGCAGAGTAGTGTGGCACGGCGGAGGGCCCACCCCTCCGCCATACAGCAGGGGCATACACATGGATACGTCGGAGTTTCTCCAACGTGTTCTGCCAGTAGAGGGGATGTACTGTGCATGGACAAAGACCGGCCGAGGTCGGCGCCAAAGGTTCTTCGATACAATCGACGAGCTGGTCCATGAGGTACAGGAACGCGACCACCTTCAGCAGAACACATTTTTCGCTATCTCTACATTCTTGGATGACAGTAACCGCAAGAAAACCAATGTTAAGGCTACCAAGGTTGTCGCACTGGATATTGACTGCGGCCCGGAGAAGCCGTTTGCGGATTATAAAGCAGGGCTGAAAGCCTTTTCTATATTTGCAACCAAGATGGGGTTGCCGCGACCTATGCTGGTCAAGTCCGGCAACGGTATCCATGTCTACTGGATACTGGACCATGCTATTCCTCCGAGCGAGTGGTCGGCGATAGCCCACGCGATGAAGGATGCAGCCGCTGCAGAGCAGTTCGCTATCGACGCAGGTCCTACAGCCAACCCCTCTCTGGTGTTGCGCCCAGTGGGGACAAACAACTGGAAAGACCCCGACAACCCGAGGGCTGTTGAGGTGTTGCTCGATGCAGAGGATGTTTCAGCGGAGGCGCTGAAGAGCGCGCTGTCGTACTACTACAAACCAGCTATACCTAAGACCCGGAACAGCGCACTCATGGACAGTCTTGCTGTGAAGTCCGAGTTCCCCCCAGCGGTTGCCAGCGTGGTGGCTGACAAGTGCCAACAGATCAAGTGGGCTATAGATAACCCCGAGCATGTGGCGGAGCCCATGTGGTACGCCTTAATTGGCGTAGCTGCACACACTACAGACCCTGAAGATACTGCGCGCCGCTGGAGTGAGGGCCACAGTAAGTATTCAGAGAGCGAGACACTAGCGAAGCTGCGCCAGTGGAAGGCCCAGTCCATCGGACCAACCACATGCGCGCGTATCGAGTCCGAGCGCGCGGGCGGATGTGCTGGCTGCCCATTCGCGGGGCAGATCGGCAGCCCGGTCCGGCTTGGGTCTCAGTTCGAGGAGGCAGAGGCCCCCGCCGAGGAGGTCGCTGCAGAGCTTCAGGGTACGGTGCCGATACCCAAACCCTTCAAACACATCAAGGGCGGCGGGGTGGCTATCAGTATCGACGATGCGGATACACGCCTCACGGACTTTGATATACACCCGCTGAGCTATGGGTACGATGAAGCCCTTGGTTATGAGGTGGTCCAGTATCTATGGAACCGACCCCATGTCGGGTGGAAAGTACTGACGTTCCGCCAAGGGTACCTCACCGATTCAGCACTCAAAGAATTTACAGGGGCGGTCGCGGACCAAGGGATTGTGTTAGAGACCCGCAAACAAACGGAGCTGTTCCAGATTATGCTACGCTCGTACATGAACGAACTACGTAAGATGCGCACTGTGACCAACCTCTACTCCACTATGGGGTGGAAGGAAGACAATAACGTGTTCGTGGTCGGCGACACATTACTCCGCCGCGGCGCTGACGGTGTTGTGACGGAGGAGACCATACGCTTATCGGCGCATACCCAGCGCGTAGGTAGCGACATGTTTACTGTAGACGGCGACTTCGAGGTATGGAAGCAGGGCACCGCCCTCTTGGAGAAGGGTGAGCTCTACGCCCACATGTTTTCGATAGGTGTGGGACTAGCATCTGTGCTTGTCCCGTTCACTGGCCTCAAGGGTGTGACTGTGTCGCTGTATGGCGAGTCCGGTGGAGGTAAGTCGCTCGCACAGCTGATGCAACAGTCACTATGGGGGCACCCCGACAAGCTACACATGCAATCGAAGTTCACTCAGAATGGCCTATTCACTCGGTTCGCGACCCACGGTAACCTGCCGATGACCATCGACGAAGCGACCCAGATGTCCGACGACGATGTGGCAGACTACTTGTACACAGTGACCCAAGGTCGGGATAAAGCACGCCTCGATAAAAACTCTGCTGAGAAGGCACCGCGTGAGTGGGCGCTGACCTGCACCGTATCTACCAACAAGCCAATGGCGGCGAAGCTGGCCTCCATGGGGAACCAGACAGAGGCGCAGTTGGCCCGCCTGCTGGAGTTGCGGGTAGATAAAAGCGCGTTGTTCCATGAGAGCACTGATCTCGGTCGGAGGCTACACGCTCTGTTTGTGGGCAACCACGGGTGGGCTGGACGCGAGGTGGTTAAATCGCTGATGGTGATGGGCCCCGAGGGTTTGCGGGCCGCCATTGACCACGCGGTGTCTACGTTCGGCCAACGCTACAACAAGAAGTTCTCTGGTGTTGAGCGGTTCTGGGAACTTGTGTTCGTACTAACGGACTTCGCCCTCCGGTTTGCGTACGAACGCGACATCATCCGCTTCGACCCAACACTCTGTGTGGAGTGGGCGCTACAGCAAGTGGACGACATGCGCGACACGATGCGTGATAACGAGAAGGATGCCTTCGACCTGATTGCGGAATACGCCAACGAGTTCGCCGGTAACACAGTGCGGGTGTACTATAACCCTGACTCGGACCCATACAGCGACGCGAAGTTGTTACCTCGTGGCCCCGTGCGCCTGCGCATTGAGGTCTACCGAGCCAAGGGGGCGCAGGGCCCTACATCTGGCGTGATGTACCTAGACCGCGCACACTTCCGCAAGTGGTTCGCTGCGCGCGGTGAGAACCCTCGGGAGATGGTGACCCTACTGAACTCCGAGCGAGCCAACATGACACCTAAGTCCCAGAAGGCTTCGCTCGGTAAGAACACCGCGCTCTCGATCCCACAGACCTATGTTATAGGGGTCGACATCACACACCCGCGGATGGCCAGCATCCTCACGAACGCAGAGGATAGCTATAGCGGCGCACCCTCGGGGCTCGACTCACTGGGTGATAGCGTCCATAAAGCGCTCCATTGATCCGCGAGATGCCAGAGGCATAGATAACAGCGTCCGCTCCCCCACGGGGCGGACTGCTGATTTGTATGCCCGCTCCACAGAGGTGCTGAAGTTGTCGATCTCCAACCCTGTCCCACGGAACTGGCGGTTCCACTCCCGTACCTCCCTCCGCACTTCATTCATCCGGGCGCGGTCGCCCTCCACCTTGGCTCGAACAAACGCCGTGCGGTATGAGGCAGCCATATCCCGCCGATAATCCACGACACGTTTAGAATACTTGATAGCTTGGTAATCTGCGGCGACCTCGGCAGGGAAGAAACCAGCGATGCGGGCGATACTTGTCCACGCACTGACATCCTCAGTGAGTTTGTACCCACGTTTGTCCACCACAGCACCGGCCTGCGTGTAGGCGTAGGCGTCGGCCGCGTTACGGACGAAGGTGATCGGGGCTTTGCGGAGCACCTCAGCGGCGTCAATCCTAGCCGTGAATGGCGCGCGGATCATATCTCGACCGAAGGCATACGACTGCGTGACTGAAGATGCCATCGGGCCAAGGATGTCCGTCGCAACCCGGGTGAGGTCCGTACCTGCGAGGAGGATTTCACTACCCGGTATCGGGCTGAGGCTTACACGACTGGCGATCTCGATACCAAACAACTTGTTAGCTGCACCAGTTAGGATATAGGGCGATGCGCCCGGCATGAACTCCTCGATGATTTCGGTTGCCGCGACGCGGATACTACCACGGGACAGTCCGAACATCTGCCCGATGGTGTCGGTCAGGTCCTCCAACTCCTCTGCGAAGGGGAGCGCCATCAACCCGCCGAGTAGTACCAATCCAGCTGCCATATACAGCTTACCTTGTGGGTCAAGGTTACTAAACAACTGGATCGTCGTGACCGGGTAGACCTTGTACATGTACATCAGGCCGGGCAGGCCGGAGCGGAAGAACTGCGGGCGGTTTATCGTGGAGTACTCACCCAATGTATCACGGAGCGTCTGGGATACGAACGCATCGGCTGCGTCGAACGCTTGCGCCTCAGCGCTTGCACGGTCGGCACCCGAGAGGCTGGGGTCGATGATCGCTGTGCGCCGTGCGTAGTCGAGGCGGAAAGCAGCGAGGCCCAGTGCGCGCCGCGATGCTTGCTCTGACAAGTTGAATGGCCCCATGAAGACGTCGATGACCTTGCGCATACCACCGGCGGACCTACGCCCGCGGGCCGCCCCTTGCGCGGCATTGGTCTGTGCGGGGATCATATTACCTTCGCGGATTTGCCGCTCCAACATACGCGCCTCGACCTCAGATACGCCGTACTTCTCCTGCAGCTCCTTGGAACCCTGAACACCGCCCCAGAAATCTGAGCGGTTCATCTTTAGGTTTGTCATACCTTTGAGCCCGACCTGTCCGAGCGCGCGCTGGTACGCCATGAGCGAGTTACCAAGCCCAAAGCCACCGCCGAACGCAGTCTTCTCGTTGCGTGTAGCAAGGAAGGGGATACCGTTGGTGTATGGGCTTATGAGGTTGAGTACGGAGTTCGCGATGCTACCGCCCAGCTGGACGATACTGGTGAAGGTACGTAGGAACGAGACTGCCTCGTTATTCTCTAGGTCCGATGTCGCTATGTCAGTGTTGGCGGCGACGAACTGGGCAGCCTCACCCAGCTGGTTGCGGTAGAAGTTCGCGCGGTTCTCACCGGCGCGCGGCTTCGTGTTCTCATACATGTACTTGGCTTCTTCGTACGTAGATTTGGCCATACGCTTGCGGTCCACGGATACATCCGGGTCATCTTTGATCCGGTCCCACTCCGCTTTCGCTGTGCGGAACCCAGCCTCGTCACCCTCCCACAAGTCGTTGGACGCACGCAGGTTAGGGTTCGTCAACTCCTCTAGCTGTGGCCGGGCGATGGTCTTGGCGATGGTACTGGCACGGCTGTCGATGTGCCGCGCTGCGTAGTTGATCATCGCCCGAGCGTCGCCGGGGTTGAACCCTGTCTGAAGCCGCCGCCGCGCGGCGCTATCCTGCTGGGTACCAGCGGTGATGAGCTGCTCCATCTTCTTGGGGTCGACTTGGATGTCGAAGTACCGCAGTGCAGAGAAGAACTCACCCATAGTTATGGACAATGGAGTGGCCCCGGAGTCGCGGATACGGTCAGTCTCGACCTCCAACGTCACCCGCCCGGTGACGAAGTCACCATCGGCATTGCGGTAGTTTACTTCATAGGTGGAGTCACCAAAGGTATCGCGCATCTGCTTGGAGAAGCGGTCAGCGTCAGCGAATGTGTCGAACTGAGAGTACGCCAGTGCATCGGCGAACGGACCCTCCAGCGTGACGACCTGCCCAGTACCAGCGAGCAATGCCTTGACCCGCGACTGGAATTTACCCTTACGGTCGATGGGTGAGTACTGCTCTGACAGCAACTTGATGGCGTTACGGTCAGCACCTTGGATGGAGGTAGCCTGTGCGTTGAGGGCCTTGACCTTACTCTGGAAACTAAACTTTTGGTCGCTGAAGTTCGTGCGGGTCTTCATGTCCTCGATGTACGCCACGAGATCGTCGTGCGCGGTTGCATTGAAGTACTGCTCCAGTGCCTCGTTGCGGCGCTGCGCCTCGGCGTCCGCACTCGCTGGCTTCGTGGCGATCATCGCTGTGTTGAGGTCCACGAGGTAGGCGTTGGCCGCCTCAACCGCTGCCGTATCGAAGACCAAGGTGCCGGTGTCTGGGTCGTACTTCGAGTCCTTGCCGTACATATCGACGTACTTCTGGATGAGCGCTCGCAGCTGGCGTTCGTCGGCTGCGGTCATACCCTCCTTGAAGATGGAGTCCAGCTCTTTGATGGCAGTCTCATTGATCTTCCTGTCGGCATTGTATTTTGCCAACAATAACTCAACCTCAACGCTCATCATCACATCGCGCACTTGGTTGTACGCTATCCAGCTGCGGCTCTTTTCCGTCAGGTTGGGGTCGCCCGGGACAGTGACGGTCTCAGTCTTGCCGTCGGGTAGACGTAGTTTATACTCCATCTCGGTTTTCATCTCTTCCAGCTTGACGCGGTTGAGATTGTCGAGGCGCTTGATCTCTGCGGTATTGGGGCGGTAGGTCCCAGTCGCTTCGTCGAAGTATACGAGCGCTTCGGTCTTACCCAGTCGCTTCTGGGACAACCGCTCCACGGCGCGCCGCCGCCCGTGGTACAGGAAGTCGTTGGCTAATGCGACCTCCTCACGAGATGTACCACCGAAGAACTCTTTGCCAAACAAACTGATCCGGTTGTCGAGGGCGACGTCCAGTTGCTCGTTCATCCTGACCCGGGTGGACTGCGCGATCTCAACGGCCTGCATCAGGATGTTGTAGCCAGCTTTAAGCCCGGGGTTCTGCCGAGCAGAGAAGTTGAGGAGGCTGAGGTACTTGGCTTTACCAGACTCGAACGTCTCCCCCGCGCTGCGC